GTCCTCGCACGGTTTAGTCACCGCTGCTCTTGCTATCTGAGCTATCCGGGTGTCGGCAAATCCGACTTTTGGGGAGGTTAGGCTTTAGCCTGCTGTCTTCGCCTGGAATGTGATGTCAGTGAGATTGCCACTGGCATCAGTTGCTCCCTTCGTCTTGAAGGTGTACACAGCAACCAAGCCGTCAGTAGCGTCAAACTTGACAGCAACGTGTTTGGAGGGGTTTGTCAGCGTACAGCCGATAGCACCTACAAGTTCGGGAACGACCACAACGGATGCAACAGTCTCCGTGAATCCGAGTGTCACTTCCGATGCATCACCGATACGGCGATTGAACGTCAGAATGTACTTATCGGGAGCCTTGCGGCGACCTTCTGCGGAACCGCCTTCGATGGTTGCTTCCTGTTCTGCTCCTTCCTCGACAGAGAGCTGGCAGGAGTTCTCTACGATGTCGTCAAAACCTCCGGCGGAGCATTTGCCCCAACCCAATACTTTTGTTGTTGTTGGCATAGTTATTCGTTATTAAATTTGTACCGTATTCGATTATTTATCACGTATTCATCTTTCCCGTTGACAGCAATGATGCGCTGTTTTTCGAGATAGAATCTGAAACCCACGCCCGACCCGACATTCAGAGTCGTTTCGCAAATCTTCGCAAGAGTCTGCGTTCGGGGAATGTTCTCGACAGACTCACCTCCGCTTGTGATGTTGGGAACGTAAACATTCACATTGACGATGCAATCCTGTATCTGCGCGTTGTCGCTTTCAAGTACGGAGATTATGCAGTCCTCGGCCTTTGAACCTTTTGCCCGGGGAATGTAACGGAGTTCGCCGCCAATGGCCTCCTTTATGGCGGAAGCTTTGACAAAAGCGAAAATATCCTGTCTTACTTCTACATCTGTCTTCATTCTTTTCGTCTTAAAGCGCGATTGACTTTGTCTCGCAATATCGTTATGATATTCTTCTCAACATAAAGCTTTCCTCCGGCAAGTACAGACTTGCCTTCGATGGCTTCAACATATACCGCATATTCTTCTCCAGCAACGATTACAAGAGCGTAATCATATCGGGAATACTCTGCGGCCAATGTCTTGCAAAGGCTGCGACCTTTCTCTGAACCTTCTGCACCGTTTAGCACGGTGTCGAAGCCGGATGATTTGATGATTTGTCCCTTCCTGCATACTGCGTAGCCGATGGAAGAACGAAGATTGCCGCTGATGTCATTCCAGTTGCTCATTTGCCCGCTTCGGATTCCGTGAACGGCCTTCTCTCCGGCCTCGGCATAAGCTTCGGCGACCGCATCTTCAACATTTTTGTTGGCGTTTCCAAGGAGCGTGAGCACTCTGTCAATAGACTGGCGCGACATCTTCATACCCATAGGCGAGCATTCAGCTGATTGCGAATGAATCCCAAAACCGTAAACTCCTTGTCATTCGGCACTTCACCATCAAGCCCGAAGAGCTTGACTTTTTCACCGATCGAGAATGTCCGGCAATCTTGATTGAGGAAAATGGAGAAGGAATAGACGTGTGATGTACCATCTATAAACGGAATCTGCTGCGCAGATCCGTTCGGAACGATACGGCAAGGCAATTCCTCAATAGAACTTGTGTCCTGTTGCGGTATGCCGTTCTCATCCAATCCTCCGCCGGTGAATGTAACGACTTGCAGTTTATGTGGTCTGAAATCCATCAGTAACACGTAATTTTGGGACGTTCATCAATGGGCTCTTCACCAATGGAACGATAAAGTCTGTTGGCCTCGTTCAAAAGGTCTTCACGGCTGGCTTTGGATATAGACATGCCTCCTTCGGAAATGCTGGACGGATAAAGCAATACCTGCCGGATGCAGTCTGCCCGTGCGCCTCTAAATTCTGCGGATTCATCAACCTCCTTTGTGAAGGTACTGCCACCAGTGAGACCTCTCTTCTCAATTACATAAGAAAAGAAGTCCACTGGAAGCGGGTATTGAACCTGCGCCTTTAATGCCGAGAATACAGTTAACTCACTCATTCCGCATCGGTGTTAGGGTTAGAGAGATTCCTTCAAGGTTACGAGGTTGAAGTTCACAATCTTGTTGGGGGCGGCAATCTGCGGAATCCACTCTGCGGTGTATTCCATGTAACGTCCGTTCTTATCGCGATAGTTGCTGATAAGCATCTGTCCGTTGTCGTTGCCGACAGGGAGATAGGTGCGACCAGCTACGGGGTCAGTTGCCTCATAGGGCGTGTGATGGCGCATCCAACCGAGGTTGTCTGAGCGGAGCAGGGTAATGCGGTCATCCGCATAAATCTGCTTGTTCGTGCCGTCCTGGTCTTCTACGTAATCCTCCTTGATTTCGATGGCGGGGAGACCGATGCCGGTGAATACCTGCGATGCCATCTGAGAGGTGATAAGACCTCCAGCCAGCATAAACTGGTTCTGAGAAAGCACCATCTTGAAGGTCTCGCCGAACTCGGAAGAGCCGATGATGTACTTGTTGAAGGTGGAGCGCGACATAATCATCTTCTCGAAGCTGCCGTAGGTGGGACGGAGCTGCTGAATCTGACCCTGCAAATACAGGATGAATTTCAGCTTGGAGTCGATGATGGCCTCGGATGCGGTGGGTGTTACGAAGTGGAAGGGCAGCTCGATGTCAAGCAGCTCAATGCCGTCAGCGTTGTCCTTGTTCTTGACAGATGCGGAACCCGTCATAAGGAGAGAGCCGACAACAATATCCATGCGCTTGTGGGGAGCGAGGATAACTTGACGGTAATCGTCAGTGATGAACTGGATGATGTCGTTCATTGCAGCCACTTGGTCTGCGGTCTTGGCTTCATTGAACTTGTCAATGAGGTCTTGCAGCTCCGAGAGACGCTCTACGTCCATCTGATAAGCATCGCCGAGGTAGGCGATTTCGCCATAGCCGCTTCCGAGAGACTTGCGTTCACGGATGGGCTTCTCACCATAGCGGGAGTTGATGGAGCCGGCAACTACGCCCGTAACCGTTCCAAGGTAGTCCTTGAATACGCGAGTCGTGGTGCGGCGGAAGGTGAGGTACTGCTGCCAATAGATACGGTCGAGCCCCTGCTGGAGTACGCGGTCAATCACGGCCTGTACCACATTGGCATCGTTGAATAATGTCTGAATTGTAAGTAACATAATTCTTCGGTTTTAGGGGTTAATTACTCGAACTGGAAGCGGTCGGTCAAAGTCTCCTTGTCCTTTTCGGAAATGGGGAGAACCAGCTTGCTTTCCTGTATCTCATAGGCACGCATGATGAGCGCAACGAGAACGATGCCTTCCTCCACCTTGGTCTCTTCGTAGATAACGAAGTTGGCGGTCTTGACGGGTTCGCTCTTCTGCACCTCCGTAAATACGGTATTGGCAGAAACGTTTGCGGCCAGCCCTTCGGAAAGGGTCAGCACGTCCTTGTTGGCATCGGAGGTGTTAACGGCAGTCACTTTGTAAGTGGTTTCGCCAATGACGATGCTCATTCCAGCCTTCACACCGCTATTCTTTGCGATGTCAAGAGTGGTGGCATCCTTGGTTCCTGCCTTGGTCTTGCCAGTCACAAGCGCAACGGCCTCAAAGAGTACCGTTCCTGCGGCAACTGCCTCACCAAATGCGGCTGCGAGGGTGATGGTGTCATAGGAGGCATTCGTCTTGTCGATGGCCGACACGACTGCCGTGTTTGCTCCTGCACCAAGAGACATTCCCACGTAAGCGAGTGAGTTCTTCTTGATCTTGAAGCTCGTTGCATCTGCTGCGACAGCTTCCGCTACGGAGACGTTCTTAACCACCTCGACCATGCGGGTGGAAAGATTAGCTTTCACGGGAGTGAATCGCGGCAGCTTCGAGCCAATGGTCAGCCCGGTAGTGTCGAGGCGGTATGCGCCACGCTTGTGGTGGAGCGTCTGCACATCGCAAATCTCTTCGACAACTGCATCGGGGTTCAGATTGTAATTGAATCCTGCTGGCATTGTTTTTGAATTTTAATTGTTATTATAGGGTTATTCGGTCTTTGGCTTGGGAGCCCCGGCTTTGATAATAGCTGCAATGGCAGCACCATCGTTGTCTTCACTATTACCGCCACCCGGAGGCACGATAGCCTGGAATCCGAGGTTCGCGAGGGTCTGTGACTTGTCCTTCATAAAGGAGTCCAAATCCGTCACATCGCTAGGAACACTCAACATTTTGGCAAGCTCTTCGTTGATGCCGTTCCGCTTGGCCGCTTCGAGAATGTCGTTTGTCCGCTGTATCTGAACGCGCTTCTCTTCCTCTGCTGTAATCTTGTCCTTGAGCGGTTTAAGCTCTTCGTCCAACAGCTTTTTGAGTTTTGCGCTCAACTCATCGTCCTTGGGAGGGTCTGCAATAATCTGCTTGCCATCTTCGCCGATGTGGTATTTTTCTTTGAACGTCTTCTCTAGACTCTCTGAAAGGGTCTTTGTAAAATCGTTCTTCTTGGCGGCAAACCGCGAATCGAAAAGGCTTTGAAAGTCCTTCATTGTGTCCGCTTGACCGTCCACAATTGCAGAAACATTCTCGTCCGTTACCATGCCGGTTGCAAACAGGCTTTTTGCAAGCCCTGTAATCTCGTTGTCGCTTAATCCGCTTTGAGGATATTTCGTCTTAAGCGCAGAAAATAATGTTTGAATGTCCATGTTTTAC